GGTCTAAGAAGCCTTCTCTCTCAGCCCATCCTCTAGCACTTTGTGGGTTCGCCCTCCATAAATCCTCGAAGTCATATTGTTCCTCTAAGTTCCATCCTTTCTTTAGAGCATCTAAATCAAATCCTTGGGTATAATATCCTTGTAGAGCATTACTTCCTCTATCTAAATGTTCTAAGCCAGACATTGCTTCACCTGCTAATTTACTATAGTCAGTAAACAAACCACCGAAGTTCATTATTTTTCATTCTCCGAGTGTTTTAACATACCTCTAGCATATACCTTATTATTTCCTATCCAGTTATAATTATAATTATTTGCTATTCTCGCATAATCATTAATTAGTGCATCAAGGTAAGGTGCATTGCCACTTTCTCTTAGACCAGTTATATTATCCATCGATTGTAACCAAGCACTTTCCCTTGAGTTCCCTTTGCCTTTTTCATCAATTCGTTGGTACGCAATCGCTGCAAGAGCTGCTGGTATTCCACCAAAAGGTAAATCACCTGAAGCCAATTCTCCAAAATCTTTACCAGCCTTTATATGGTATCCATCTAAGGCATCAGATACAGGTTTACCTTTAATATTTTGATGTTTATAACCAGCTAAACCACCTCTTGTTTCCCAAGTAGCTGGAGTATCTGCGTACTTATTTGTAAAATGACGTTCCATTTCCTCATCAGTAATATCAGACCCAGCAGCTAACCTTACCAAAAACGCAAGGTCATCTTCAACAATTTCACCAGTTATAAAATTATTTCCTACATTTAATAAGTCAGTGAACCATCCCATTATTTTCCATTCCCCGAGCGTGTCAACATACCGCCTCGCCAAGCTTCATCTAAAGTTTTACCTGTAGCTCCTGCCCAATCAGCTTTTAAATCGTCCATAGAAAATCCTGTAGTAGAACCTGTTATGCCTGTCCAGTCAGCTATCTCTTTACCTATACCCACACCCATAGATGCCATAGGTCCAAAGATATTAGCTATCTTCTTGGACATCTCATAGTGTTTAAGTAAATCATCAGCAGCGTGTTCGTACTTAAGTTTAGCTGAGGCTACATCGTCCTTAATTAAATTAGTAAAGAAACCCATTAGTATAGTTTAGTTTTATTAGATAGTTCTTTTCCTTGAAACTCTTCTACAAGTTTCTTTATATATCTTTCTGCTTCTTTATTCTCTTTATGTAATTTATCTTGTTTCCATTTATAAGAGGTACTTCTTATTTCTATTGAATTTTTCTTGATTAACCTTTTCAAGTCTGCTACTTGAGCTTTTAAATTACCAGAAACATTCTTCATTTCTAAATCAGGATTAAGAGTAAACTTCTTAACACCAAATAAATTAAGAGCTGCTTCAGTAGTAGTATAGTCTTGCTTAGTTATGTGTTCTTCAGGGTCTACCCCTCTAATAAACTTATCCCAAGCGTAACCTCCTAACCAAGGAGGGAGCAAACCTTTAGCTGTAGCTTCTAATTGTTTCTTAAAAGCTATAGGAGTGTCAGCAACAGTACCGGGAATTTGTTTTCCAGAAAAGAAATCAATACCAGTCATACCTGAATAAAGAGAGGATACGAAACCACCTGAAGGTTCAAACACAGCAGGAACATAAGGAATTTCATAAGCACCTTGACCTGCATCCATAACATCCATACCAGCAAACCACCTTTTAGTATCTATATATTCTCCTCCTCTACCCGGAAGTCTAACCATAGTCTCTAGACCGGGAAGACCAAAAAATTTAAAGCCTTTCTGGTTTTCATTTAGTAATTTTCTTTCTTCCTTAACTTGTTCAGGGGTAACATCTAACTCCCCATATTTATTAATTCCATATAATAGACCAGACCATTTAGCTATCTTCCAAGGTTTATTTACCATAGTTTCACCTAATATAGGGAGTGCTCTATAAGTATAAGCTATGAAAGGATGTGTTGTTTGTCTTAAAGCTTGTATAGCAGGAGCATCTATCTCATAATCTAACATATATTTTCTAGCAAACATAGCAGCCTCTTCAGCAGAATCTCCAGCAGCTAATCTAGTCTTGAATAATCCATATCTAAATACATTATCTTCAGCTTGATATAGTCTATCTAGGTGTGTTTTCTTTAAGTATTGTTTTGTAGCATTACCTACTTGTTTAGTTCTATTAATAAGACCATTAACTAAACCACCATCAGTAGCACCTGTAGTAATAGGTCTAACATAGACATTATATATATCCCTCTCTAAACGAGTAAGTTCTTGTGACATTTGGTCAGCTTGAAACACACCTAATCTCTCAGCTAGTTTTAAATCATCAGGAGCTAAATCAGTTCCCATTTTCTTTAAATCGAGAGCAGCCCTACTTAACATCCTCATATCACCATCTACAAAATCATATAACATAACATTAGACATAATATTATTAACGTGAGTAACTGGGTTTAGAGATGTCTTACTTCTCTTCCACCAAGATTGTAGACCGACCCAACTCCTAGTAAATTTATTTGAATTTATAAATTCATTGAACCACCGACCTCTATTCATATCATCATATATTCTCTTAGGTACATACTGTCCTGCTAAATTACCCCATCTCTCAGGAGAACCTTTAACACCTCCTCCACGAGGAACTTGAACATAACCATCCATCATAGTTGGAGAACTAAAATCTTTTTTCACACTATCTAAAAATTTATAATAACTTATATCGTTATTCATTAAACGTCCTGTCTCTGCTAAAGCATAAGCGAAGTTTTTTATTTCGCCCATCTTAGCTAATTCTTTTTCTGTCCAGTCTCTGTTTATTTTTACAGTGTGATTATGTTTATTAGTAGAACCCCTGACTATTTTATATCCTTTCTCTATCCATTCCTGTGCTTCATTTAATGGTACTGTTTCTGTACGCCCTCTCATTTTAAATTCATCACCTAATAAAAGAATATCTTTTGGATTGCTTATTCCCTTCTTAACTAAAGGGTCTGAAGTGTTAGCGAAAGACCTATGTAAGTAACTACCTTTATTTTTATTATATGTTTTTGCTGATAGCATACCTAAATCTACCATTTGTTGACCTAAGTCATCTACTAATAATCTTCCCTGTTCAGTTATTTTAGCTAAGTTAGATGGAAGTGTTTCATTAATTCTACCAGTAGATACTAAATACATTAACTGTTGTTCTTCAGGACTCATATCTAAAGTCTTCTTAATTACATCATTAAATTGTGAAATAATTTCATTCTGTGTTATTCTTTTAGTCTTCTTTAATTTAACGAATGCAGGAGGTAAACCATAATTATCTATAAACCATTCACCGAAACTATCTACAGCAGGTTTAGTTTTAGGATTGTTTTGTAGGAACTTTCCGAAACTACCGACCGCATTATTTATAGGCTCTGCTCCGTGTTTCTTCCATAAGTCCCCTAGAACTGGACCTAAAGATTGGCTAATCTTACTCATACCGCCTTGAAGTGTGAATGCACCTGCAGCACCAAACAACATATTTTCACTTCTGTCCATCCCTTCTTCTACATAGCCTGTACTTCCAGCCCATATCCCTCCGGGCACAGCATTAGCAGCAGTTTTTAATATAGTATCTGCCCTCTTAAAAGGTAAGACCATACCTCCGGGGTCTGCAAATAAACCAGCATAATAAGCAGCAGTTATCTTTCCACCGTATTGGTCTTCCATTAACCTAAGTTTTTCTTGGTCTTCCTTACCTACAGCACTATTTTCACCAAAAGCTATTTTAGATAAGAATTGACTCACTCCCCTACCTGTATCAGTAGAACCTAATTTAAAAGCAAAAGCTAAGGCATCTCTCTCTGCAGTAGGGTGTACATTTAAACCTACATCAGTAGTATCTACATTATTTAATGCGTCCTCTATAATACTTATATTATCTTCATCTGAAGTGAAGTTAAAAGTATCAGTAGATTCAATAGATTCTTGTTGATTAGACTGTTCTATAACCGGAGTGAAGTTAAAAGTATCAGTAGATTCAATAGATTCTTGTTGATTAGATTGCTCTGTAACCGGAGTGAAGTTAAAAGCCATATTATTATTTAGCCTTATGGATTAATGCGCCATCATCACTGTAGTATGAACCGTTTGGATATTGCCACACTTTAATAACTGTCCCGTTTGGTAATTTATGATTACCTTCTATAGCACCTGCAGGGCGTTCAACAGTTTTATTATCAGATGTAGATGTTTCATTTACTATAGTTTGTTGTATGGTATCATAAATATTACCGCCTGTAGATTTAGACCTAAAGTATTCTTCTAATGTAGGTAGTTCGTCTTTAAAAGATGTATTTTTATTAGGCTTACAAGAACTATATTGAAGAGTTCCATCAGAACTAAACTTACAGAATGTAGTACCATAATCTCTCTCTATAGCCTTATAAGAATCTAATGTATTTTTAAATTTATTTTGGTCAGCAGTGCTAGAATTTTGTTTAGCAAAAATTTCCTTAATGTACTTAGTACCAGTACCATCTAATATTGGATGTGAGTCACCAGTGACTTTATTTACCCTAACCGTAATTGTTTGAGTAGGGTCAGCTGGATTTCCTACTTGTTGTATAGACCAATTCTTACTTTGGTTATCACCACTTGATGTTGATTCTAATTTTTTCTTTTCTAAAGCTAATTCTTCTTCAGTTAATCTTAGTTTCTCGTCTGCTTGTCCTAGTTGTCTATCTGTCTGTCCTATTTTTCTGGAAGCAAGATTAGCCTCTAGTATAGGCATACCTTGTACCTTAAACTCCTTAGCTGCCTCAGGACTAACTGCCATAATAGCATTAAAGGCATCAGTGAAGGACTGAGGGTCAGACATATCCACACCCTTCATTATATTCATTACCTGTTTCTCTTCAGATAGATAACCCTGACTCTCCATCATAGGGTCTAATAGAGCCTTACCTAAACCTCTAGCTGCTCCTTGTGCCATACCTAATACTGTAGTAGGCGTAGGACTTAAGCCCTTACCATCAAATAATCCCATTATCTATTCTCCATTAAATCCAAATATTCATATTATCTACCACCTTCTACTACCACTATAATCATACTGTTTAGTCGGTGCTGGTTGTTTATCATAACCCATCAACTGTGTACCTAAAGTATAAGGGAACATACCACTAGCTAATCCTTGTTGAGCCTGAGCATTCATAAGAGGTGTACCCCCTGTAGATACTGCACTAGCAAGACTACTGCCTAGACCAGTACCTATACTAGCTAGAGACTGTGGTAATGCACCTATACCTAACATACCTGTCCTAGCAGCATTAGACCTGTTGAGATAATTAGTTATATCTGCTTGAACTCCTGACCTAGCTAATCCCATTCTCTGTGCGTCCTCTACGGCTCTCTGTGTATCTACCTGAGCTGCCATACCTGCACCTACAGTAGAACCTAATAGACCACCTTTATTTAATCTACTCAAGAGAGTCTCAGTCGCAGCTTCCCTTCCGGGAGTAATAGCTGCTGTAGTCTCAGCATATCTCTGTTTAGCTGCAGCCTCAGGGTCTCTCATATAAGGTTCAACTAAAGCTCTCTGCCTATATATATCGTGTAGGTAAGCATTAAATAAACCTCGTTGTTCAGGAGATAAACCTAATCCATATTGTCTAGTCTCGTCATCATACGTAGCCCCAGCCATAGGACCATATACTGATACAGGTTTAGATGCCTCAATCATCGCTTGATTGTATTGAGAGGCTGCGTCTGTTGCTGCCCCTGCAGCTTTTTTAGAGCCTAAGTATTGTAACCCTGCTCCTATTAATTTAGTCCAATCCATTATCTTATCTCCATTACATTATATCATCCCAAGCATCATCCCAGTTACTACTAGAAGAGCCACTACTAGAAGAGCCACTGCTAGAATTACCATCATTCTCACCATTATTAATTGGCGTAAAACTAAGCTGTGTAGGCGAAACATTGCTCACAACTTTTTTATCTACTATAGGAGAGTATGGGTTTAAAGCTAAATACTCTAAATCCTCGCTAATAGGTACATTAGGTGTATATCCTTTACTATCAAATAAAGGATTATAGTAGGAAGGAACTGGTGCTTGTGCTTGTGTATTTGATGAGAATATGTTATCGTTGACAAGCTTATTATCTGTCCAGTTATAATTTGTTCCTGCTAATTGTTGTGCAGTAGGGTTTAAAGGAGCATTATAATCTATATTAGGATTCTTTACCCAAGGTTCATATGCCCCATTTTGTTGTGTTCCGCCACCTGTCATCATTCCGATTATATTTCCTAGTATACTATTACTAGGGTCTATTATATTCTTACCTATACCTATAAGTTCTTCTAATCTTTGAGAATCAGGAGTAGGACCCCAAGGTGTTTCAGTAGGGTGTCCCGGAAAATTAATAGTCGGAGTGTAAGGTTTAAAGAATCCACCAAAATCTCCTTCACCTTTCCTTGTACGTTGACTAGAAGCATCCATTCTAATTGCAGCAGAAGGGTCTCCTTCTAAAAAAGCCCTTCTAGCACCTTTACTAAGCACATTAGCTTTTGTATTAGAGTCTAAATTATTCCACTGTTCTGGGCTATATTTATTATAATCATCAAGTTTATTTAAGTAAGTAGAACTGAGTTTTGATGAAGCAGTGGCATCTGTATAACCACTAGGAGTTCCATCAGTATCATTATATCCCGGTCTTGATGTATCAACAGGTGCAGGTGTTCCTACTGGAGCTGTGCTTTGTTGTGGTTGCTGTTGTTGCCACCAAGAAGTATTATTAGGATATGTTCCATAGTTAGGAGGTGGTGTACCTCCAAATATATTAGGATTAAATCCAGTAGTATTATTGAAACCAGTATAAGGATTATATGCAGTAGGTGCACCCCAAGTATTAAAAGTAGGGTAAGGTTGAGATTGAGCACCAGCATTCATACTCCAAGGTTCTCTAGCCCCCGGCTCTATATATTTAGGATATTCTCTTAGAGCAGAATTTTGTAACCCTCCGCCCCCATAACCACCAGTACCTTGACCGCCACCTTGGTATGGGTATCCTGTGCCTATTCCAAATATATTATTATTACCTACTCCAATCCAATTCATACCTTATCCTTGTTTTTTTAAGTTAAGTTCTGTGCTATGTTACAGTACATCTTAGTACCATCAGATACACACCTAATTAAATCTACCTTACCACTACCTGAAGTAATAGTAGGATTATTACCACCCACGAAACTAAAATCTGTACTGAATGTAATATCGTAAGCTCCTGTATTCTTCACTAAAAAAGTAGCCTCTACTCCTGATGTCATATTAGATACATTCAGAGTATAATTACCTTGTACACTAACTATAAATAATTTAGCATTGAGTAGATTAGCTGTCTGAGTAGAAGCTAATGTCACTGTCTCTGATGCTGTAGGATGTGCCTTAGTAAATGTTTGGGGAGAGTCTAATGTAACTATCTCTTCTCCACCTACCGTACCTGTAGTAGCAGTCAATAGATTACATACGAAGTTCTCGGAAGAAGAACCATTAGCATCTGCTTTAGAATTAACTGCTGTCCTTACTGCTGTAAATTCAGTATCGAAGTCATCTCCTGATATTACCTTACCGGGGTCTGTATCCGATAGTGCATCCTTTCCTGACCATCCAACTGCTATTGTATAATTACTCATAATGTTTTACCTTGTTTAAATAATAATGATATTGATTGTAGTGAAGCCTTATATCCTTTAGTTACTGCATCCCATTCAAACCTAACATATTTAGCTGAACTACTTAAGGGTATAGATGTCTCTCTTAGACCGTGTATAGGTTGATATTTATAATCGCTCCAAGCTGGTGTCGTTGCACTAGAAGGATATTTATCTGTTCCCCAATAAGAAGGTTCTCCACTCAGAGGAGGATTAAGTTTAAATGTATGAGATAGTTTAGGAGTCATATCGAAATCACCATACATCCTTAGACCTACATCTGTTCCTTGTCCTCCTGATACTACCATAATTAATCTCTTCAATATAGAGGAAGAAGTTCCTTTTCCTAAATCAATCCATACAGTAGAGAAGTTACTACTATAGGAAGTGTAAGTATATACACTAGAACCACTATAATCTACATCATAATAACCTTCATAAGTAGCTACTCTACCTGACTGTTGTCCTACTAATAGACCATAACTTTGTGTGTATGCTAGACTAGCAGGATTCCTATCATCCCTAAAATCCCATTTAGTTATACGAGGAGTCTCTCTCTCAGTATTGAACTTAATATCGAATACATAATTAACATCTCTATCTACGAAAGATAATATATAGATACCTTCATTCTGTAGGTAAGCACTCTTTACATTAGTGGAATTACTTATATGACCTACTAACTCATCTGTAACAGTAATTGATTTCTCTGTTAATGGTAGTTTATCTTGTTGAGTAGTTCTAAATAGAGACCTAACACCTGTATCAGATAAGAAGAATAAGTCATCTCCTATTGATTGTATCGAATCTCTAGATACACAACCTATACCTCTAATTACTTCATCTAGAACTATATCACCTATAACATCAGGATTATTATATATTACTATATTCTCCCGACCAAAGATAACTAACTTACCTGCGAAGGAATGTATAGCTACTATAGAGTCGAAACCCCACACAGACTTAAGGTCTATATAACCACCATCACCACTACCCCATTTATGTACTTCTAATAACTTAGAGTAATATAATACATCGTTCTCTTCAGAGATACCTCCTGCCCAGAATCTACCATAGAAACCTAGACCACAAGAAGGGTCGAATGTAGTTACTCCACTAGGTGCTGTGTATCCTGAAGTATCTTTAAGTTTACCCCAAGTGCTAGACTCATAACGAAGTAATTCTTCACCTGATTGCATAGCGATACAGTCATTATTAAAATTCTGAAACTGCCAGTCAGACACATTACCTGAAGAAGACGTATCATAATCGTTAGTGAAAGCATCATCTTTATCTGATAGGTCTAATTCATATATGTCAGAACCTGAAGTAGTAAATATTACGTAGTCAGTACCGTCATAATGTTCGTGTAGAGCACCTATCTTAGCTCCTGCATCTAACGTCCCTTGTTTCAGACCTTTCCTGAAAGCTACTTTACCACCTTCAGTATATACTATATTGTCTGCTTTAGTGAACCAAGTAGGTCCTAGAGCAGTAGGGTTAGTCTGTGTATCTATACCATTAATACCTATGGTATCTAATGATACAGCTTGTATAGGCTTAGTAGGCATATTAAACTACCGTCCAGTCTCTTTCATATTCCATATTACCAGCATCTAATTGAACAGCTATATTAAGTGCATCCTTAGCTTCTGATGCAACCATACTAGATACTGAACCTCCATCTTCACCTCTCTCAGCTATAGCTCTAGCCCAAGCTCCGAGAATAACTGGTTGTGAAGGGACTCTCAATACTTGTGCTGCTGTCAGTAATTCTTTCTGAGCACCTACTATATTTACTGATACTATATTATTAGCTACTGAAGAATCAGGCACAGGATAAAAGTCTACGTTGAAGTCAGGCTCTCTAGTTGTACTGGCTTGAGATATACCATTAAAAGCATACTTAGTAGGAGCACCTGTACTTACACTAGTCAATGGATATACTTGCTCATTGAGCCAATCATTAGGTACTTGTTCTAATACCTGTCCACTGTTTTGATTTATAACATCTAATACTTTAAATGTAACACCTGCACCTCTAGTAGCATCACCTAGAGTATATTGCATATTACCATCTTTAAGTTTAACATTGAATGTCTCTCTCAGAGCATTCCAATCGTGATAAGCCTCTACGTTCTTCTTAGAGTCATTTACTAACTCACCTATTAATTTCTGATAGTCAGTAACAGTAACTGAATCATATAGATTACCTGACCAATCTGAAGTTATAGTGTCTTCTCTTAGCCTACGTAATACTGAATTTATAATTTCTCTATATGTCATATTCCTTATCCTTTTGCTAGTTGTGCTCCGAAGTAGAACTCTACTATAATAGTAGTCCACTTAAATACTTCATCTAATTTCAACATACCTTTAACAGTTATATATTCTATCTTGTCTGGTGTAATATCAAATCCTAAGAAACTTGAACCTTTAATTATTGTAGGTATAACAGTAGGTACATCTAAGAATACTGGAGCTACCTGAGTAAAGACTATGATACCAAGTAGGACAAAGATTATTACTCTTCTATTGAGTGCTGCCCAAGGGCTTTCTGATTTAGCTGCTTCCCTAGCCTTATCTACTTGTTCTGCTCTAGCACTTAATGCCTCTATCTGTAGCTTCTGTAAATCTGTAGCTGC